TTTCACCTAAACTTATAGTAGTTGTTGATGATGTGTCATCTGCTAATGTAAAACTTGAATTTGTTAAAGATGTGTTAGCAATTGTACCTGTAATTGAACCTGTAACTATTAAATTTCCTTCTACTGTTAATCCTTCATTAATATTAATTGTAGAAGAATCTGAAGATGATAAGGTTGTTCCTACAATTTGAATTGAAGAAGATTGTAAAGCACTTGTTCCATTACCTAAAAGAATTGCATTAGCAGTAAGTGTAGTTGTACCAATACCTCCGTTTGCTACTCCTATAAATTCACCTGTTTGAAATTCTGCTAGTCCAATGGCTGTGGCGCCATCAAAGACTGTTCGTATAGGTGTTTTTACTGACATAATTTCTTTCTAAAAGAAAAACAAGGTACTACCTTGTTCACTTCCTAATGTTGTTCCTGTGCTTAAAGTAAAATTAGCAACAATTTTGTCAGGATCGGCTTTAAAATCTAATTTTGTATTTTCATTTACTATACCACCTGCTGCTGTAAAAAAAGGCACTGCTTGAACTGGAGAACCATCAGCACCGGCCAAAGCAATAGTTTTTGTGACAGCACCAGCGATTAATACATTTGAATTGAGTGGTAGTGTGGCACCTGTTGCTGAAATTGAAATAGCTCCTGTGCCATCTGAAGAAATTGTAGCACCGCCAATATTTAATGTATTACCTGAAAGGTATAAATCTCGCCATCTTTTAGATGATGAACCTAAATCGATAGTATTATTATTAAGAGGTAAAATACTTTGGGTTATAGCACCTAAATCTATATCAGCAGCATCAGCTGTAAAATTGGCAACAGTAATTATACTACCGCCATTTCTTACGAAAACTTTTTTATCGGTTATATTAACAGCTATTTCGCCATCTTCTAAATCATTTGTCGTAGGAACAGCACTTGCTGTTGTTGTTCTTTTAAGTTTTATTACTGTTGACACTCAAATCTCCAAAATTAATTATTAAAATGTTCCGCCGTCTATTTTCGTAATTGCTACTGAACCTGTAGTTACTGTAAAGTTTGCTGTTGGGAAAAAAGCCACACCAGCATTTGAAGATGTTGCTAATTCTCCTGATATTCTTACAGTGTTACCTATAACAGTTGTATCTATACCTTCGCCAGCTAAAAATTCAATATTACCACCAAGTGCTACTGAACCTTGTGTAGAACTTTCATCTGTAAAGTAAATTACTGAATTTGCTAATTTTTCATTTGTAACGGCACTGTTCTGTATTTTAATAGTTGTAACAGCATCAGTTGCTAATTCATTAGCACCAATACCTGAAGCTTTAACTCTTAAAGAATCAGAAGAAACTTCAATTGTGCTATTATCAACGGCAACATCTAAAGTATTACCAGTTTTTGTTAAAGCATTACCAGCACTGATTTGTCCAGCTCCTGAGAATTGAACAAAAGTAATATCTGTTGTACCTAAAGTAGGTGTGCCATTAAATGTTGTTACGTAACCATTGTCGGCATTATCTGTACCTTCTTCAACAAAGAAAAAAGCACCGCCTGTTAATTCAGCTGCTGTATCAGCATCTGGCCCTCTTGTTAAAACAAAAGCAGCAGCGCCTGAACCTGTAGTAGTTACAACGTAAATACCGTTTTGAACAGCACTTGCTTGATTCTTAATTAAAACTCTATCAGCAACTGAAACTGTAACACCATCAATTACTAAAGCACCATTAGCGCTAGCAGTTAAAGTCCCAGTACCATTATTATATGTTACTGTTGCTAAAGCAGCTGTTGTAGCCACTCTTACTGATTTTTTAACATCTAATCCATTCGCTACACTGTCAACGTATGCTTTTGTAGCAGCGTCTTGGTCGCCTGAAGGATCTGATAGACTTGTAATTCTACTTGAATTTACATCTACTGTACCAGTTCCTTTTGGATCTAAAACTATATTAATATTTGAATCACTACCAGAAGAAGCAATTGTAACGCCATTACCTGTGGCTGAGTTTGAAATTTCTAATTGGTTTACAGCAGAACCAATTGTATTAAATAAAATTAATTCATTACCATTGGCATCAGCAATAAAACCATCATCTACTATTTTAGGAGCAGTAAGTGTTTTGTTACTTAATGTTTCTGTGCCAGCTAATGAAGCGAAATCAGCATCTGATACTGCTGTATTAAATTCAGCAAGAGTACCAGTAATTGTATTTGTGCTTAAAGAAATTGATTTATTCGTTAGTGTATCAGTAGAAGATTCTGTAACTACTGTGCTATCAATGTCTAAAGTAATTGTGTCGCCTGATATAGATGAAGTAATACCTGTACCACCAGATATTTTTAATGTTTCACCTAAACTAATTGTAGTTGTTGATGAAGTATCATCAGAAATAGTAATTGCCGAATTTGTTAAAGATGAATTACCAATGTTTGATATTGTATTACTAGAACCACTAATTGTTTTATTTGTAAGCGTTTCACTACCAGCTAATGAAGCAAAATCAGCATCAGATACAGCCGTGTTGAACTCAGCAAGTGTACCAGTAATTGTATTTGTGTTTAAACTAATTGATTTGTTTGTTAAAGTATCTGTTGAAGATTCAGTAACTACTGTGCTGTCAATATCTAATGTAATTGTATCACCAGAAATAGATGAAGTAATACCTGTACCGCCAGCAATTTTAAGTGTGTCTGAACCTAAAGTTATATCAACTGTTGATGAACTATCATCTGAAATTGTTAAAGTTGTAGAAATATTTTGTGTTGAAGCACTTGTAATTCTACCTTGTTGATCTACTATGATTACTGGTATAGCTGTAGAAGAACCATATGTAGCTGGTGTAACAGCAGTGTCATCTAAATCTATATTAACAGTGTCGCCTGAAATAGTAGCTGTAATGCCTGTATCTCCAGAAATCTTTAATGATTCACCTAAACTAATTGTAGTTGTAGATGAACTATCATCAACTAAAGTAATAAATGAATTTGTAAGTGATGTATTACCAATATTTGATATTGTATTGCTAGCACCATCTATTGTTTTATTTGTTAAAGTTTGTGTGCCTGTATTAGAAACTAAAACAGCATCAGCGTTACCTATTGTAGAACCACCTGGTAATGTTAATACGTTTGTAGCACCTTGAGCGTGTGGTTGGGATGCAATTCTTTGTCCATGTGAATTAACGTGGCAATTTAATTGTATTTGACCAACTATACTTGAATTATCTCCTTGTATTTCTAAAATGTTTGTTGCTGGCTTAAATATAATATTTCCTGAAGCAGAAGTTGTAGTTCCACCAAGTACAGGAGATGTTAAAGTTTTATTTGTTAATGTATCTGTAGAAGATTCTGTTACTACTGTACCATCGACAGCTATAGTAATTTTATCGCCAGAAATAGTTGTATCAATACCTGTGCCACCTTCTATCTTTAATGATTCACCTAAACTAATTGTAGTTGTAGATGAACTATCATCAACTAAAGTAATTGATGAATTATCTAAAGATGAATTAGCAATGTTTGATATTGTATTACTAGAACCACTAATTGTTTTATTCGTTAATGTATCAGTTGTAGCTCTAGCAACTAAAGTATCTGTACCTGTAGGTAATGTTATAGTACCTGAATTAGAGATTGATGAAATTATCGGAGTTGTTAAAGTTTTATTTGTTAACGTGTCTGTAGTTGCTCTGCCAACTAAAGTATCAGTAGAAGTTGGTAAAGTTAATGTACCTGTATTACTGATCGAAGAAATTATTGGTGTTGTTAAAGTTTTATTTGTTAATGTTTGTGTATCTGTTAAAGTTACTACAGTGTTGTCAATGTCTAAAGTAATTGTAGAACCAGAAGCTGATGAAGTTAATCCTGTTCCACCTGAAATTCTAACTGATTGACTTGTTGGTACAGTGATAACAGTTGAAGAATCATCAACAAAAGTTAAATTTGCACTCACATCAGCAAAACTTAAAACACCAGAACCATCGACTTGTAAAAATTGGCCATTTGTACCGGCAGCAGCAGGTAAAGTAATTGTGTGAGATGTTGTTACATCATTAGGAGCTTTTAATGCTACAAAATTAGAACCGTTATTTGTTCCTTCATTAAATTTAATTGTACCACCTGTTGAAGCACTATTTCCTATAAAAAGTTCGTCTATGGCCTTATTTGAATCTACAATGATAGCAGATGAAGCTGTTAAAGTACCGTGAACGTGATCTGTTAAATTTGTAAAATATTTACCACCAATGACATCTATATTTGCAGCAACGCCATTTGTTTCTGTGCCTGTTCCTATAAAAAGTCTATCGCCACTATTTCCTTGTGTACCGACTCCAAATGTTAAAGCTAATTCACCTTGTGCTAAAGCATTAGGTGCCGTTGTTCCTGAAGAACGTAAAATTTTAATAATAGTTGACATTTTTCTCCCTAAAAGTTACCAGCGTTAAATATAATGGTTCCCGTTGTTGTTTCTAATTCTGTTCTTGCTACAAATTTTTCATCACTTGCTCTGTATTGCAATAGAGCACCATCTTCTATACCTGTTGTAACCACATCTTGTAAAAGTGCCAGTTTCAAAGCACTATTTTGTAAAGTTGAACCTGATGGTAGTTGAACACTTACCTGTTGAGGTTGTCCACCTGTTTTTGGAGTAATTTTTGCTGTAACTCCGCCAGTTGTGTTAATAACTGCTTTTACCATAGGTTTACTTCTAAATTTTACTAATATTTATAATAAAACTATACTGTAAAATAATATAAAAAATTAAATAGTTGCTGATGGATAAACAGTTACTATTCCTTCAACCACTCGTGTAACTGTGCTGTCGGAAGTCTTTAATATTTCAACGTCATATACATAACGGCCTTCTTCTAAACCGTTTGTTTGGTCAGCATTTAATGATATTGTAACAACACCTGTGGCTGTATTAACTGCTGTTGTGAAGTTTGTTCTTGTATGTGTAGAGGCGTAACCTTTGGCCAGTTTAGCTGTTGCTGTATGGCCAGTAAGATTAAAGATACTGTCATCATCAGCCGTAACTGTTACGTCGGATGAAAATGAAGCACCTTGATCGATTCTAAGGTTAGCTATTGCGGCCATTTTTTACTTCTTAATCTTTGCTATTTCTTCTTTAATTTTGTCGTTATAATAAGAAGTTAATACATCTATTTTTTCAATTTCGATTGTATGTCTAGTTCTACTTTGTTGTATCTCTTGTCTAGCCATTATTACATTTTTTAAATAAACACTTAGTTCTTCTTCTTTATATACTACACCATCAATTGTTATATCTGCCATAATTTTCCTTTTCTATTATTTATATGTTATTTAATATCGGATAATGATAATATTCCACGACTGTCGTGTCCACCAGATTGTGGCTTATATTTATCTGGTAACCATCTTTGTTTGAAGTTAAAAGATATAGATATACGCCAACCATTTTGACCTTTTATATCTGATAAATTAGGTTCTACTTCGTGTGTTAACCAACCTGGAAACATTATAAGTCGGCCAGCCACAGGTTCATAATAAACTTCTCTCCACTGATTAAGTGGTTTTGGTTTAGTAGGATCTAAAATTGCCAAATCCATATGAGCTTGTCCTCTAGGGTCTGTAAACCAAATACGACCACAATTTTTAGGAGTTTGAACATAATATACACCTGACCATAAAGCTCCTGGATGAACGTGATTACGATTGTGAGCGTGTTTATAATTTACATTGGCCCACATATTATCACAAAAAGGTTCTGTATCAGGATTATAACTCTCACTTTGATATATTTCTTGTTGCATTTTAAATAATTCTTTTGTAATATTTAAAAATTCTTTTCTGTGGTGCATATCAACGCCACTGTGCCAGCCTAAACTATTAGAACGAATTATACCTTTTTCGTCTTTATTTTTCCAAGCAATAATATTTTTTACTAATGATTTATTAATTTCATCAGCATTTTCTATGTCTTTAAAAAATATAGATGTTGGATAAAATAATTCTCTAACAGTTTTGTGCACTTTAGGAATATTAGGTTGCTCTACCTTTTTATTCTTTTTAACCATTTTATTTAAATGTTGGACCGTGTATCCATCCTACGATAGCGTGTCTAACGCCTTTTGTTACCTTTGTAATTCTGTGAGGTAAAAAAGAAGGAAATATAATTGCCATTCCTTTTTGTCTAAACTCATCAGTTTTTACATTTGTTCCTAAAAATTCAATATCACCACCCTCATAGTCTTTAGAGTTTGATAACTGAATTGAAAAACTTAATTTTCTATGACACACAGCATTACCTGTATCAACGTGCCAATCATAATGACTACCTTTACTATATCTCATAATCATAGGAGCATCAACATCTAAAAAACCAGATAAATCAAATTTAAATCTAGCATTATTAGCTTGTTGAGAAAACTCTAGTATTCTTGTTAAAGGCCATCCTTCATTATTCATAGGAAGAACTTGTTGTTCTACCGATCTAATTTTTTTATTTACACCGCCACCAACAGTCCCGCCTGTAGTCCATAATTCTTCTACTAAAGATTTAACAAGAGCATTACATTGAGTTTCATTAAAAAAACTAGAATGTAGTATAGAGCAAAATTGATTGTTAGCTACCAATTTAACTTGTTGTTGCTGTTGTTGAGTGGTTTGCATTGCTTGCACATTTTGTTGTTGAACGGCCTGTTGTGCTTCAGGTTTTTTAGTAATCTTTTTGATTACTTTCTTTTTTGCTTTTACCATTATTTACTCCTTTTCAAATCAGTTATTATATTTATGTCTTTTGTACGGACTTTGGATCCATACCAGCTTGCATATTAAAATGTATAAATCTAAATGTTTCTTTTCCTTTATGATGTATATA